ACTAATGCTGCAGGCCTAGTTAGAATATCAGGTTCGACAGCAGGAGCAACTTTATTTACAGTTGCAACAGGATCAGGAGGCACTACTACAGCAACGACACCAAACTTTGCTCAGATTGTAAATGGTGAAGGAGGTACTAATTCAACTACATCAGCTAATTGCTTTACTTTAACAAGTATTAATGATGGAGCTATTTTGAATAGTAATGGTCCAACTGGTACAAATGGAATATTTGCATCAGGATCAAAAGATAATTTCAAATTTGAAGTTACTTCAAGAAATACTACAAAAGGTACATTTAACTTATTAATTAGAAGAGGTGATGATACTGATAAAAGAAAATCAATTATAGAACAATATAATAATTTAACATTAGATCCTAATTCAAATAATTATATTTCAAAGGTAATTGGTGACCAGAACGTAACGTTAAGAGATTCAGGTGGTACAGATCCATTCTTACAAATGTCTGGTTCATTTATTAATAAATCTAGATATGTAAGAGTTACTGCTCATGTATCAACTTATAATTATTTAGATGCAAATGGAAATATTAGAGATGCAAATCTATCAGGAAGTTTACCTCAAATAAGTTCAGGTTCATTCCAAGGTGGTTCAGATGGAACAGTTAAACATCCAAGAAAATTCTATGATGAAATTAGTAATACTAATATGCAAGGATTTAATTTAGGTGTAGCAGCTGAAGGATTAACTTCATATGAAGATGCAATTAATATATTATCTAATCAAGATGAATATGATATTAATTTATTAATGTTACCTGGATTAGTTGATAACCAATCAAATGCAGCCGCAGTAATTACTAAGGCAATTGATATGTGTGAAGATAGAGGAGATTGCTTCTCAATTATAGATCCTGTTGCATATGGATCATCATTAACGCAAGCAACATCGCAAGCAGAAGGTAGAGATTCTAATTATGCTGCAATGTATTGGCCATGGGTACAAGTACCTGATAATGATTTAGGTAAAAATGTATGGGTTCCACCATCTGTAGTAATGCCAGGAGTATATGCATTTAACGACAGAGTAGCAGCTGAATGGTTTGCACCTGCAGGTTTGAATAGAGGTGGAATTGATATGGCGGTGATGGCAGAAAGAAAATTAACTCATACTAATAGAGATACATTATACTTATCAAATGTTAATCCAATTGCAACTTTTCCTAATACAGGAATATGTGCTTGGGGACAAAAAACATTACAGAAAAAGGCTAGTGCATTAGATAGAGTAAATGTTCGAAGATTGCTTATTGCAGCTAAGAAATTTATTGCTTCTGCAACTAAGTTTTTAGTATTTGAACAAAATACTGCAGCAACTAGATTAAGATTTTTAAATATAGTTAACCCATATTTAGAATCAGTACAACAAAGACAAGGTCTTTACGCCTTTAAGGTAGTAATGGACGAAACTAATAATACACCAGATGTAATAGATAGAAACCAAATGGTAGGTCAGTTATTCTTACAACCAACTAAGACGGCTGAATTTATCATAATTGATTTCAATATATTACCAACTGGTGCAGCATTTCCGGAATAGAAGATAGGACTTTTACAAGAAATGTATATTTATATTAAATAGATAGGAGATAAGAAATGGCTGAATTGCTAGACCCAACCGAAGTGATGTTTACCGCATTTGAACCAAAAGTAGCTAATAGGTTTATAATGTATGTTGAAGGAATTCCTTCATACTTAATAAAAGCTGCATCAAGACCTTCTTTAGATCAAGGTGAAATGATTTTAGATCATATTAACGTTGAACGAAAGTTAAAAGGAAAAACTAGATGGCAGGATGTAACAATTACATTATATGACCCAGTAGTACCATCAGGAGCTCAGGCTGTTATGGAATGGGTAAGATTACACCATGAATCTGTAACAGGACGAGATGGATATAGTGACTTTTATAAGAAAGATTTAGTATTTAATACTTTAGGACCAGTAGGTGATAAAGTTGAAGAATGGACTCTTAAAGGAGCTTTCATATCAGCAGCAACGTTTGGTGATATGGATTGGGCAACTGAAGATCCAGTTAACATTGAATTGACTATCAAATATGATTATGCAATCCTTCAATTCTAAATCAAATTAGTAAAACTTAAGAAATCCTACCTATACGGTGGGATTTTTTTTGTTCTTACATATTTATATTAAAGTGTTATAAATTAAAAAGGGAAATGTTATGCCAAAGGTAAACAATGAGTATCCAGGAACTAAACCACCTACCGACGACGAAATCAAAAAAAGAGCTATTGATAATTACAATGCTCCAACTGTAGCAGGTAATACTGCAAGTAAAGCAAAGAGTAAATTTCCAACCGAAATTATAGATTTGCCATCAAAAGGATTATTATATCCAGAAGACAATCCATTATCTCAAGGACAAATTGAAATGAAGTATATGACTGCTAAAGAAGAAGATATTTTAACTTCTCAGACATATATTAAAAAGGGGATTGTTTTAGATAAATTATTTAGAGCTTTAATTATAGGTAATGGTGATGGTGTAAAAATAAATTACAATGATCTTATAATGGGTGATAAGAATGCTATTATGATTGCTGCAAGAGTATTAGGATATGGTAAAGATTATGAAGCAACAATTAATACACCATCAGGTGGAAAATATACTGAAACTATCGATTTAACTACATTTATGGATAAAGAATTTGATGAGGACTTGATAACGCCAAATCAAAATGAATTTGAATTTGAATTGCCTACATCTAAAAGAATTGTAAAGTTCAAGATTCTTAATAATAGAGATCAGCAAAACATAGATGCAGAGTTAAAAGGTCTTAAAAAGATAAATAAAGGTGGCTTAGATTCATCTTTATCAACAAGGTTAATGCATGCAATTACTGCAGTAGATGGTGATGATTCTAGTTCAGCAGTTAGAAATTTTGTAAATACAGAGTTCCTTGCAAGAGATTCAAGAGCATTTAGAGAACATTTAGCAAAAGTTCAACCAGATGTTAATATGAAGATATCATGTTGGGATGACGAAACAGATGAACCATTTGAGGTAGACTTACCCATTAATGTCAACTTTTTTTGGCCTGGGGTCTAACTATAGACCCATTTTGCATGGTGAGATATTTGATCTCATATATTATGGTAAAGGTGGATTTACTTTCTCAGATGTGTACGATTTTCCTGTATGGTTGCGTAGATTTTATATCAAGTCAATTGAAAAGGCGTTAAAGGCCGAAGCTGAAGCAAACAAAAAATCTAATAAGGCACAATCCAAAGGAATATCAAGACCTAACATCGGAAAACGATAGGATATTTACGCTTACTACATATTTATATAAAAGATAGTAAAGGGATATTATGTCAAAAAAATCAAACAAATTAGAGCAGGACCAGGAGAATCAGATTAATAATCTTAGCGAAGGTTTTATGTCTAGGCTTATGCGTAAAATTTTAACTAAACGATTTGCAAAAGCTGTTAAAATAGCATATAAAGACCCAACAGTTAGAGCTGCATATGATGACTGGCATAAATCAACAGATGATTTAATATCTACATTAAAAGGCACTTCTAAAATACAAAGACATATTCGATCAGATAAATTCAAAAAGGCAATAAAGGATCCAGGTAAAAAGCGAGCAGCGGCAGTAAACAAAGCTTTGCGGGATATGGGCTTTGATTTATAATATGAGATTATGCTATGTCTAAAATTGATCCTAAAAAACAAAAAGAACTTAATGCATTAAAAGCTGAAGAGCTAAAGCTCAACAAGCAATTATCCAAATCATTGGATACTGGTACATTAGCTGAAGTAGTAAAACTACAGGATAATCTAAATCGTTCAGTTGCAAAACAAAATAAATTATTAGGAATGTCTAATAAATCGGCCGGAGAATTACTTGATTCTTATGGTGAATCAGTAGGCGCGCTAAAAGATGTAGGATCTCAATTACAAGTATTAGCTAAAGGTGATAAAGATAGAATCAAAAGTGCCCAAGGTGTAAACTTTGAATCAAGAGTTTACAATACATTATCTAAAGATGCTGTTAAAAATAATGAGAAGATTGCAAGACATAGCGGTGCAACTCATGAATATGGAAAAGGTATTGTATCAAGAGCAGTAGCTGCAAGTAAAGTATATGATGCATCTGAATCAGCTGTATCTGCAATTGCATCTATTAGAGAACAGCAATTAGCAAATGAAGCAAATTTAGGACAAGAGTTATTACAAAATGTAGATGCTTCTGAATCTGCAAATGCTGCAAGGAAAGCGGCATTACAATTACAAGCTAATATGCAGAAAATGACCAATACAGAAGTTGGATTGGCTTTACGAAGAGTAGGTTATCTAAAAGCATCTGCAGATGAGCAAGAAAGGATGGCAGCCGCAACAAATGCCAATATTGGTCATTCAGAAGCTTTATCCGCAACTTTGACAGCTCCATTTGAAAGTTTAAAAGGAACAATTGAATCAATGCCAGGAGGTGGATTACTTAGCAAGGCATTTGGATTAGATCAGTTCGGGGCAGCAATGGGCGGTGCAGTTACTAAATCTATACAAGTTGCATTAGTTGATGGACCAGCTGCAGGAATTAAGAACTTCCAAGGATTGATCAAATCTCAAAAATTGTTTAATCTTACAGCAATGATGAATCCATATGTATTAATTGTAGCAGTAGTAATAGGATTAGTTGCATTGTTAGCTTCAATAACAAAAGAAGCAAAGAACCATGCTAAAGAAACAGGATTATCAGTAGCTCAAGCAAAAAAACAAGTAGTAGCTGCGAAAGAATTACAAGGAGCATTAAAAAATAATCTAGCTACTACCCAAGATATAGTAGATGTACAGAAATCATTAGTTGCTGAATTTGGTAGAGCTGATATGGTATCTGATAAGACGGTTGGTAAATTGGCAGATATGGGAGCAACATTAGGTTATGGAGCTGATAATGCTGCAGCAGTAGCAAGTACATTAATGACGGTAGGTGGTGCATCTGAAGAAATGGCAGCTAATATGCAAGTAGTTGCATTTAATATGGCCGAAGCAGCAGGAGTTGCACCTGGTAAGGTTATGAAAGATATGGCCAAGAATGGTAAATTATTAGCCAAATCTATGTCTGGTAATGCAAAAGGAATGATGAAGGTAGCAGTAGCTGCAGCACAAATGGGTACTGATATTGAAGGTATTGTAAAAATGACTGATGGATTATTAGATATAGAAAGTTCATTAACAGCTCAGATGGAGTATCAAGCAATATCAGGAAGATCAATTAATCTAGATAAAGCTAGACAATTGACAGCAACTGGTGATACATTAGGCGCAGCAAAAGAAATGGAAAGGGTGATGGGTAAGATGAATATCTTAGATATAAAGTCACCAATTGAAAAGGAAAAAGCAGCAAAGGCCTTAAATATGAGTGTATCTGAAATGTTACATATGGCTAATATGCAAGAAAAGTCAAAAAACATGACTGAGGAACAAAAGAACTTAGTTAATAAATATGGTGATGCATTAGGAGATGTTACTAATGCATCAGCTGATGAAATGTTATCTAGGGCAGCTGCAGCTCAACAAACTGAGAAGATGGGTGTTAATATGGAGAAATTAAAAAATATGATGATTACCTCCTTAATGCCTGTAGTAGATGCGCTTGCATCTGTATTTGAAGCTATATCACCACTACTTGGATTTGTAATGATGCAGTTTAAATTAATAGCCGGAGTACTTAAAGTAGCGGCTGCAATTGTAGGTGCAGTACTAAAATCAATAATATGGTTAGGTAAACTTATTGTAGATATTATATTATATCCATTTAAACAAGTATATAAGGTACTTAAATTAATTTATGATAATGGTATTGGTCCATTAATGAAAGGATTAAAATCGATGTATACTAGCATTGTTCAACCAATCAAAGATGTATTTACAGAAATATTTGAAGTTATTGGAGGTATATTTGGAGCATCAGAAGATACAGGTGAGTCAATGGGTATAATGTCAAAAATTGGTGATGGAATTGCAACAGTATTTGGATTCATTGGTGATGTGTTAGGAGTCATTGGAAAAGTTATTGGTTTTATTATCAAGGCCTATTTGTTTCCATTGAAACTTCTATTTGATGGTATTGCTTTTGTTATTGGAGGAATAGGAAAAGTATTAAAATTTGTTGGAAAGATAATAGTATCTGCATTAATGGTACCATTTAATGCAATTAAAGGCGTAATAGATTATATTTATGATGGAATCGTCTCAATGGGATCAGTATTCTCAAGTATATTTACAGGAATAATTGATATAATTAAATCTCCATTTAATATGTTAATTGCAGGAGCAAATGCAATCATTGGTGGATTAAATGGTATATCAATAACAGTACCAAGTTGGGTTCCATTTATTGGTGGAAAAGAATTAGGATTTGCAATACCTGAAATTCCATCATTTGATACAGGTGGAACTGTTGAGGAAACAGGAATGGCTACTGTACATAAAGGAGAAACAATAACTCCTGCATCAAAAGAAGCCGGCTCAGAAGGAGGATTGTTAAGTGGGTTAGCTTCAGCAGTATCAAATCCATTAGGAGCAATATCAGGCCTCTTTGGTGGAGGTGGTGGTGGTGGCGGTGGAGATAATGCAGCTCTAACAAAAGCTATACAAGATTTAAATTCAATACTATCATCAGGTATTAATGCTACGGTAAGTGCAGATCAAGCCGCAGATGCAGTTAATACTGCTAATTCATATAAAAGTTCATAACTATGGCATTAAAAGATTTAAAATCAGATTTAAGTTGGTATGGTAAAAACCCAGGCCCATATAAACCTAATACCAATGTTAGAGATACTAAATTTACAAATAATGCTGGAGTTCCGGGAGCAACTGTAACTGGATATGCAGATCGTGGAAAATCATCTGTAGGATTTAGACAAGTATTTGCTGGAAACTCTTTTAATATAGATTCATTAGATAGTACTACAGGCCTTTCAACTAGAACTACTCAATTAGGAAATGGATCACCATTCCTTAAAGATACAGGATGGCATTCAGCCGAAAAATATAGTGATTCAGTAAAACGATTAGATTGGAGTGATAATAATGCAATATTAAAATCAGGAATAGCATTTAGATATACTGCTAATTCTCCAATTGATGACCAATATAATAAATTCAAAGTACGAGATGAATCATGGAATCCAGTTGGATATGCAAAAGAACCTTTTATATTAAGAGGTATACAGCGTGATGGAAAAACTAAAAATCAAAGATATGGATTTAATTTTGATGATGGATTAGTTAGAGGTGGGGTATTAACAGCAGCTGCTAGAATAGCATTAGATGCAGTCCGGTTAGGTAAATGGTTGATTAAGCCAAAAGGTATAATGTGGATGACAAAGCAGTTGGGAATGCAAATGACCAATCCAAATACAGAATCTGCATTAGGAACAGTTGCCGCACCATTTGCAAATACAAAAAAGATATTTACGCCAATTAATTTGTTAGCCAATGTAGTAGGAGCTCCATTAGGATTAAGGTTCCAAAGACATGGTATACTACCTTTACCAACTACTAGTAGATATGAAGATATAACAGGTACACTACGTCCAACAACAGCGGCTAAGAAGGAAAATAATAGGTTAAATAAACTTTTACAAGAATTACAACCAAATACAGTAGGAGGAGCACTTCCGGCAGTAAAGGGTGTATTATCTGTACTACAAAAACTTGCAAATAAATTAGGCTTTGCAGGGCAAGGAATAAAGACATTATCAGGAGCAACAGGACCTGGATCAGTATATGGACTTGGATCAACTCAGATTAGAAGAGCAGTTGATACATCTTTCCGTGCACAAATGTACGGAAGAGATAAAGGATTAGATGGATTAGGGTTAGGTACAAAAAATGATTTTTGGTTTCATGATAAAGAAACTCCTTATTTTGCAAATCCATTAACTGTACAAACAGAAGATGAGGTAAGGTCTTCTGCAAAGGATAGTTTAAAACAAAAATATTTCGCAAAAGGAATACAAGCCATATCTCCATATTTTGGCGCACCTTCATCCGGAGGACCTGTATGGACTACATTACAATTTGTAACACCATTTATTATATCATCTATAGATCAAGAAAAAGAAATTAGTAATAATTTTACTGGAGATCCATTTAATATAAGAGGTGCATATGATTTGGCACAGTTTGCATTAACAGGTTTAAGTAGCCAGATATCAATATCATCAATTACAAGACAAGCTATTATAGCAAGAACTCTTAGTAATGAAAAAGCATATTATCAATCATCTGTAAAAATATCCACTGCAACAGAAGATACCATACCAGGAGATAATGGATTAAAGAAGAAATGGGATACTGCAATATTAGAAGGATTTGGATTAACAGGTCTTGAATCACAAGTTGATGGCCATGGAGGATCGATACCAGGTTATGGTCCTAAAGATGTAGTTGAAGGAAGATTAAATACAACCGAAAATCCATACTTTGCTGATACAGGAGTATTTAGAACATCTATAAAAAAATCACATCAAGGATCTACTCCAGATGAAAAGGAAGATGAATTACGAAAAGATGCAACGCGTGGTAAAAATTTAAAATCAGCAGTTAATTATTGGGCTAAAGGATCTGAAGAAGCAAATATAGGAGCTGGTCATAGGCCACCTAATGTTCCAGAACGAGCTAATACAGAAAACCAGACACCGGCCGGAAATAATGTAAAGCCAGTACAACATTATGCTGCAATGGCATATGGAAATTTACAAGTAGCTGCTACTAACCGGGCTGAAGGTAAAACTAGTTTTGTAGATTTCCGTGAACCAATATTACAAAATGAGCCTGGTTCAAAAAACTTTATAGGACAGGTAACAGATGAAAAGGGTGCACCATCTACATATGATAGAGAAAATAGGCAAGCAAAGTATAATGAGGTTTCACCGGGAACGCCAGGACGAGATAGATCTAATAGATTACAGAACAATGTACCTGATCCAATTAATGCAACTCCATGGAACCAAGATAAATCTAACCCAGATCCAAAGCTAAAAGATTTCATTAACTTTAAATTTTATCCAATTGGAATGGGTAAAACTTTAAAATCAGCAAAGGATCCAATAATATTTAGAGCATTTATAGATTCAATATCAGATTCTATATCTCCTAGTTGGGGAGAAAATAATGACCAAGGTAGAGCAGATGCAAAAATTATGTTAGAGAGTTGGGCTCGTACAATTGATATATCATTTAAAGTAGCAGCTTTCTCTGGCGCAGAATTACAATCTTTATATAATAAAATGGAAGCATTAGCATTATGTGCATATCCTGATTATACAGGTACTGCAGGATTTACAGGTAGATACCTAAAAATTCATATAGGTGATTTATATAAAAATGAGCCTGTTTATATTACAAGTATTGCATTTGATTGGGATAATGAAACACCATGGGAACTAGATGAAGGATTGCAGGTACCATATTATACATCTGTTACTTTAGGGTTAGGATGGATAGGAAGTATGAGACCAGATGCAACTAAAACAAAGGTATTTAGTATTAAATCACCTAGTGTAGGAAGTAAATATAGAACAGCTGAAAAAGGATTAACTACTCCAAATACATATAATATAGTTAGATAGGAATACAATGAATAGATACCAATCAACAAATCAAATAACAGGAAGTAATTCATTTATTAAAAGATATGAAACTACTACATATCCACAATTCACTAGAAAGGAAAATGATATATATATCATAACTAGAAAATTAGAACGATTAGATTTATTAGCAGAACGATATTATGATGACTCAAGGTATTGGTGGGTTATAGCTCGTGCAAATAATTTAGGTAAGGGTACATTAACAATTAAGGCAGGCCAACAAGTTCGTATACCACAAAACATTACGGATATATTTGGAGAATTAGATACTGCAAGAAAAGAAAGGTAATAAGTTATGGCAAATATGTTTAAACATACTTCTGCAGCAAGTATACCAAAACTAGAAACAGATAAAGATTATCAAAAATGGAAATCTCGACGAAATGCATTTGTTACAGTAAATGCTGGAGGATTTAGATTACCTGCATTTGAAAAAACATATGATGATTTATATGCAAGACCATCTGGAAAACCAACCCATAATCTAGATGAAGTTAAAATATCAGTAAAAGGTGATTATGGTTTATTAAGATCAGTTACGGTTAAATTTACATGTTATGATAGAGGAACATTTTTAACAGCTGAAACAGCATGTCTACGACCTAATAGAAAAATATCTATTAATTATGGATATGTTAATCCTGCATATGGTGGTGGTGGTGGTTCTATGGAAGATTTAGCTGTTTCAGGATTTAATTGGTCTATTAATAGTAAAAATCAATACGAATGTACTTTTACCGCAATAGGACCTACATCAGTATTACCTGAATTTAATATGAGAGCCCAAATTAAAGAGACTGGGTTAACATTTGAACAACCTAGAATTATTGGTCCGCCAAAGAATGTTCCTGTGTCTGGAATACCATCATTAATTGAATATGATATACAACAAGGTAATGGAATGCCATCTGATGATGTTGAAGATGGAACATACATATCAAAATCTGGTGGACATATTGGAGTATTAGATGAGCCACGTACAGGACTAATGGGAAAGCTACTTGCAATGTTGCCAGAATGGATAGTACCTGAACCTGATAAAATGACATATATATCATTAGGATATTTAGTTAATCGTGTAATTAATGAGCAAATGTTATCTCAAGCAACAAAGGTAATGAAAGGAAGAAAAATGGAAATTGCAGCTTCTGGAAAAGTTTTAGGTGGAATGATTTCTGGAGATCCTATGAGGGTAATGTTTTTAGGAGGTGCAGCTGGTGATTATTCAGATCCTTCAGATCCAGAATTAGGAAAAAACTTTGATCCTAATGGTACAGGACCAATTGCATTTGCGGGCCGACTAAATGCTGCTAATATATTATTCAATAAAGATTTTATAGTAGAAGCTTTTGATAAAGCTAAAGTTAAACAAGATACAAAAAAGACAGGTGAAAAGACGGCTGGTGGTAAAAAAGGATCATCTGGAGTAAATTTACAAAACTTTATGGATGCCATATTTGATAAGGTACATGCAGCTTCAGGAGGTTGGTTTCAATTTGGATTGTCAGAATCTCCTGATAATAGTAGAATATTACAGATTATAAATAAAAATGAAGGTGCTGGTGGAATCTCGCCATTAGTATTTGATCCTATTAATGGAGATGCGGTAACACGTAGTACTTCAATTACATGTTCACCAGCTCAATCAGATGTATATCAAGCAATGTGTAATCAACAAAAAGAAGCAACAACACCTGCAGAAATTGAAGGAACAGAAGGAGGAGGTCAAGGAACGGCTGAAGCCCTTCTTGAATGGGCTACAGTACAAGCGTTATTAACAAGACATAGAACAGAAACAGCTCCAGGTGGATTTACAGATGATTTAGTGACAGAACTTGAGTCTGCATTAGCCACATTAGTAGATACTCAACCAAAATCAGTGATGAAGGCAGATGCAAATATTCCTTATCCAATGAAATTAGCTATAACATTAGATGGTACATCTGGATTTAGATTTGGAGATATAGTTTCTTCAACTGCAATACCTGCAGGACTTACATCAGCTGATATAGTATTCCGTGTGACAGAAGTACATCATACAATTGCAAAGAATGATTGGACAACTGATTTAACAACAATTTGTGATATAGGATAATAATATGGCTAGAACATTAAAACGACGAAAACTTTTTTATCCAAAAGGAGAACAGAAATTAGGATTATTGACTAAGGGTAAAGAATGGATGCTTGCAGAGTCAAGGAAAGAGTATAAAGGACCATATCATCGATTTACAGATGGCGTAGTTATGACCCTTGGAGCTCCTTCTAAACGGTCTAAGTATCTAGTTCCGTATAAAGATTTATCTTCCGCATCAGGAGTAGCCGCTGATATATATCGTAACTTAACAACAGTTAAAGTTGATAAATTCATTGCACCAAGATATTATTACCCAAAGAAGCGTGCAAAGGATGTTGCAAATGGGTACATAGAAAGATATTTTGTACAAAAGAAGAATGATATATCATCAACAACTATTACAGAGATAGATAAAATTCAATATGGTAAGGTTGCCCAAAAGAATAAACAAGCTATTAATGGAAAGTTATATAATAAGTTTTTATTAAGATGGAAATTAATAGGTAAAGAGGAAGAAATTAAAGAAGTTAATTTAACTACTCTTACTAGATTAAATCGACAATATAATGGTATACGACAATACTTAGGAGATTTAACAGAATTATCAAAATTTTCTCCAATTATCACCGAATAAATTTGTTTATATGCAAAATTTTCTTTATAATTATATAAATGAAAATTGTAGAAGATAAACATAGATTGAAAGAGCTCCAAGACTCATTACTGAGTTCTGATAGTTTCTGGGTACCGGTATTCTCAGATTTATATAAACATTATGTAAATAATGAAATAAGTTTTATTTATATTTACATTTTTGATACCAAAAAAGAATACATTGTTCCATTCCGTCATAAGGATTGCTTATGCCTAGAATCCGAACGTTTAAACGACCTTACAAGTAATGCTAATATATATGTACTTGGTAAGAAACGCTTTGTAAATTTCTACCATCATAAGGCCTTTGATGCAGATTTAGTAGAGTATTTTCAAAGCAATAAAATGTTACAATTAGAAGATACTGATACCAATGCACATGATTGGTTTAATAAATGGTATTATAACGAAACTAATGTAAATGATTATATTCCTATTGTAAAACACTTTGAAAGATGTTCTGCAATGAAGGACAAATTTGTAGCATCTTATAATACATTTAAAATATCTGATTCATTTATATACTACAATGAATTATTTGTTGATAATTTATATGCAATAGAAAGAAATGGATTAAAGGTTGATTACAATAAATTTGTTGAAAAGTTCCAAACTAACAATTTAGTTAATTCAACCACATATACAGAGTATAATATTTATACATCAACAGGAAGGCCTTCTAATAAACATGGAGGTGTAAATTATGCTGCTATTAATAAAGAAAATGGTTCAAGAGAATCATTTGTGTCACGACATGAATATGGAATGTTAATTGAATTTGATTACGATTCATATCATCTAAGATTAATTGGAGACATAATAGATTACGAATTACCAGAATCATCGGTACATACATATTTAGGTACACAATATTTTGGAAAAGAAGAATTATCAGAAGAAGAATATGACCAGAGTAAAACAATTTCATTTAGATTGTTATATGGTGGCGTAGATAAAGACTTTGCAAAGATACCTTATTTTGGTAAAGTAAAAGAGTATACATATAAATTATGGAAGAAATTCCAGGCTCAGGGATATATTGAAACGGCTATTCTGAAAAGAAAATTATTTAGAAATTCAATGTCAGATATGAATCCAAGTAAATTGTTTAATTATTATTTACAGAGTATGGAGACTGAATATAACATGGCCATGATAAATGATGTCAATGCATTATTAGGTCCATATGATTCAAAATTAATTCTATATACATATGATTCATTGTTATTTGATTTTGCATTGAAAGATGGTAAGCAATTGATATTAGATATAAAAAAGATAATGACAGGAGGTAAATTTCCAGTTAAGCTTAAAGCAGGAAAGACTATGCAAGACCTTCAAAATATGACTGATAAAATAAGTTAGTACATATTTATATTAAATGGAAAGAAACATACAAGACATATTAGCAGAATGGTTTTATAGATTACCAAATGGTTATGCAATAGAACCATATAGTGATGTAGAAATACAAGTACTAGAACAAGTTTTAACTGAGAATGGAATAAATTCTACACCAATTATAGAGTCAATCCTAAATGAAGCTCCTGCGGATAATCAATTTATACCAGGCAAAGATGACCTAAAAACTGATACAACTATCCAATCAGATGAAACAGCTGATGTGGGTCCATCTGATGACTACAATGAAGCAATCAAACGAAGATTAAATGTACAGGTAATACCAAGAGTAATTGGATCATATAAAATGCAAGGAGGATCATTTGATCTAAAAGTAAATACTGCAGATGTAGCTACATTTGAAACATTATGGCCAGAACATGATGACTCTGCAATTATTGGAAAAGGTGAAATTGCAGTGTATTGGTTATTTAACTATCAAAAGAATCAAGTCTTAACTGAAGATGGTAGAGGAGGTGATGCACCTGACTTAAAAGTAGGAGGAATACCTGTTGAGGTAAAATCATATAAGAGTCATAATATGATCACCGGGTTAGGAAGATGGTCTGAATTTAAGGAAGAAAGAAGGATTGTACAAAATATATTTGGTATACATGCATTGGCAAAGGCCTTCAGAGATGGAGATGTTGCAAATCCTATAACAGAGATAACATTTAAAAAAGCTGAATTGGAAACGGCATCTGAATCATTATTTGCATTTTTAAATTTACAAGGACTAGATCAGCTTATAGAACTATTTGGCCAGGATAGTATATTTGCAAACATGATATCAAATGCAGAGTCTGTATTTCCAGAAATGCAAAAATCATTAAAATTATCAAAGGTTGATGTACCACAATTAACAAAAGCTGATGATCCTACGGAAGTAGCCGTACAAGTACTACAAATGTTAGCAGCAAAAAAATATGGACAGAAACCAGGTAATTTAGGATATATAGCAAATGTCATTCCAGGTAAAGCAGATATACACTTCCATCATATAGATATAGCAAGTATTACACCAGAAGTAACAGATTCATTAAATGTTACTGGAGGATCAATTAAAGGAAACTTAGGTAAGATATTTGGTTAAGAATCTTAACCAAAGCTGATATTTATAATAGATTAATAACAACGAGGAATGATTAGATGGCCAGAACAAATTTATTATGTACATTTGCACATAGAAAGGATTTAAGTATCATAATAGATTATGTTAAACAAAGCTATGTGATTGTCGAAAAGAAGATATTTGTATTTAATGATGCAGACAAACCAAATGATGTTTATGTTACATATAATGTAGACCCAACCGAGGATTATAAGAAAACACCAAATACAATACTAATACATAGAAAGAAAGATACAAACACATTGTATACAGTAAACGCATTGAATGAAATAATTAAGACAGTTAATAATGGAGTTCTAGATAAAACATTTATATTGGAATGGACAAACTATAAAAATTCATTGTTGTTAACCAATGATGAAGGTTACCGTAGAATAGTATTAGAACTATATAAGCGATTTGATGTGTAATGGGATATAATGAATATCATCGTAAACTTGAAGACAAAAAAAAATTAGGAAAGAAATATAAACAAATGTTTGTAGTCGATAAAGAAATTCCTAAACAAAAAAAATTAAAAAATAAACAACAAAAACCATAATAAATTAGGATATTAGAATAATATTCGTTATATTTATATATAAGTAAAAAGGATTAGAGTTTAGCCATAATTAAACTCAAAAATAAAAATTAAAAATTAAAAACTTTTTTACAGCTTTTTTCGATAATCATTAGGATAAATGAAATAAAGTTGTTATATTAATAA